GGTTCCTTGTTGCTTGCCTGCGACCGAGAAAGGTTGGCAAGGAAAGCCTCCTGTAATGATGTCGGGGAATTCGATGCCATCTTCTTTGAATTTTTCTTTACTGATTTCTTTAACGTCGTCATATATTTTTACTCCTTTCCAATGTTTATCTAAAATTAATTTACAAAATTTATCGTTGTCACAGAATGCTACAGTTTTAAAATGTCCTGTAGATTCTAAACCTAAACTGAATCCTCCGATTCCACTAAATAAATCTAATACTTTCATATTTTTTTATTCTTCCATACTCTTAATATATTTATAAGATCTGACAATCTTACTTGATTTTTTCTATTATTGCAGCCTACACAACAAAAAATTATATTCTCTCTACTATAAGTTTTAGTTGTATCTAACCTGTCTATTGAAAAGTTAGTTTCAATTCCAGATCGTCTACTCTTTTGTCCTTCTCCTCTAGTTCCTAGACGCCTGACATAAGTCCATGGTTGCTGGCAATACTCACACGTCCTCCCGTGGTCCTGGACATACAACATTAATTCATCATAAATATCTTGCTTACTCATGTCTGGTACCCATTTCTTTCTAATACTTTTACGCTTAGCCCTTTGAAAAATACCACCAATCACTTCATTCACATAGCCTCTTTCTGTGTTGATGTACTTGTTTTCCGCAAGTGCAATTTTTTCTTTATTTTCAGCACGATAGACAGCTTTTCGTTTTCTATCACAAGGTATACAACAAAAATTATAGTTTCCATTTTTACTTAAATAATAATTTTCTAAAGTCATTTCTTTCTTACAAATGTAACATTTTTTTAATTTATCTACAGATGCACCCATAAAAATTTCCACTGCCGTCTTTCATTATATGCAAATTTAATGTGTCTACATACCCAGATAATTTTAATCTTAGTATGTCACACAAATTAAAACAATCTACTTCACCTGTAATTATAATGCCCTCCATTATTTCTTTTGTCACTGGTATTAGTTGATATAGTCCATCGTTTATAATTATAAGTTCCATTTGCAAACTCCTTTATTAGTTTATACCAAAGTTCTTTGTATTGTGGGTCTCTAGTTTTTTCCCACATCACAGCTGCTTTATCTATCTTTGTCAGTATATTCATCTGGACTCCTTGTTCCCCAAGCTATTATTTTTTTTAAATTAGTCGCTTTCATTTCTAACGTAGCGTATGGTTTCCAAGCTTTTTTAATTAGATTTAATTCTAATAAAAGATTAGACCATTGTTTAGAAGTAATGTCACTGCTAGTTATAGTTACTTTTTTCATCAGTGTAACTTCCTTTCTTCAAATGGTTTTAAATCATTTGATCTTTGTAAAATATGTTGTTGCATGTCTGCATATTCTTTTTTGGTAAGCAAAGTTTTATATATTTGAAAACCTAAAGCTGTTAGAGCTCCTGCAATTAATGTAGCATCGTGTTTGTCTAACAATGTAGTTATTTTTTTAACAATTTCATCTACTATTTCTTGTTCTGTCTTCATGAGTAATCCCTTTCTATTATCATTTCTAAAAAATGTATTGCTTTTAGTATATCTTCTTTACCATTCTTGTCACGATGTCTTACAATATATTTAATAGCACATCCTTCGGGGTATAGTATCTCATTTTCTACTACAAACTTGCTGGGCTGAATCTTATATTTTTGGTAGTGACTCCCGCCGTGTTGCTTATTCCAAACGCTTGTCCCATCAGGTTTTAATTCTTCTTTCAATGTATTTATATGTTCTTTAATTTCTTCTTCTAATGTTTTCATTTCTTTCCTTTCATCATTTGTTTTAGTATAGTTGTTGTAGGATTAAAATCCAAATCTCTACTGCAACCTGTGAATGCCATCAGCATCAACAATAATATTATCAACCTTGTCTGCATCCAATTCTCCTTGACTGTTGCATACTCCACATTGAGCTGTAACTTCTTCTCTTGCTAAACGATATGGTATTCTTACATATCCATTGCCCTTACAAGTAGGACAAATAACTTTATTCTTTTTTGGAGTGTCCATTTGTTTTACCTTTTTTTACTTTCTTCATTTCTTTATCTACTAAATATTCAATAGTTTTTGATAGCGATAATTGCACATCAAATATTTCTTTACTGAGAACACCTACATCACTATAAGTTTTCTTAGATAAGGATACATTTTTAAATTTAGTTGTGTCTGTCATATTTCTCCTTGTTATATTTTATGGGAGTATATGTATTAAAAAATTTAAGTCAAGGATGAAATGAAAATATTATTATCGTTAATACTTTGTTCAGGTGTATCGGGGACTTGCTTGCCTCCCTATGATTGGCCAGTACAATTTCCTGATATGTATGAGTGCATGCTTGCAGGCTATGAACAATCAACAGAAAAAATGTTACAGATTGGCAGAGATGAAGTTAATCAATATGATATGTATGTTAAGTTTACTTGTGGTCCAATAAAAACTATTTGACATATATATTACTGTGACATATATATCACAGTATTCACACCTTCATTCTTTCTGCCTCGCTATTTCTTTAGAGGCAGAAAGTTATTTTCCTTGACCCCGATATTTTTTCCACGATCTACGTTTTGATTTGTTCATTTTACATTTACTTGGGTAACGCCCAATTGATGTTTTATGAAATATAGCTTCGTGTTCCATGTGTTCTTTCCATTTTTTAGCCATCGTCGTCTAACCACTCCTTTACAAAAGGTTTAGCACCTTTCGGTGCAGTAATAACTGGCAGATAAGTTATTTTACCATTTATATGTTGTTCTAAATCACTACCACAACTCATACATCTAAAAAAAGCATACTCTATACCAACTAACATTGTAAATTGTTCACACGTTGGACATTTACCATTTACTATTTCAGCTTGTAATCTAAATTTTTTTTTAGACATAGCCTTTTGATTGCAAACATATAGGACAAGATTTTTTAAATTTTATGTGTTTTGCACATTTTAAAATTGGTATTTCAGGTTCTGGCATATCTTCATACAAAGCAATATGAGGATCTTTTTGTGGTTCTGGTGTAAATAAATTTTTAAAAAATTTAATAAACATCTTTTATTTCTTTCCAAGGTGTATCAATAATTTTAGAATCATCTAAATGTCTTTGTTTAATTCTATTTACTGGCCTTACATTAATTTCTGTAGTGTCTTCTGGTGTATCTATTCTAACTCTACCTATAAAAAAAGAACTACCTTTGTTTTCTTTTTTATTTGGTTTAGGCACTAACACTTGATTAGTTATATCCTTTACAACTGTCATTACTCTAATATTAACTTTTTTATAGACAAAGATCCATCTATATTTTCTTCTAATTCAGCCATTGACTTTATACATTGATATCTAACATGTCCTTCAGGTTTTAACTGACGTTTAGCTGTACGTTTGCCTTTTAAACATTCAGACATAGACGTTTGAATACGAGCTTCTTTAATCTCTCCTTGTACAATCATAAGTAAAGCCACAATTAACTCAGTCATATTTTCTCACTTGTATCAATATAGCCATTACAATAACTGAAACCACAATTCCTATAAAAAATAAACCTATCATCTAATAACTCTTTCCATTTTCTCTTACCTTATCTTTTAATTCTTCTATATCTTTTAATGCCTTATCTAATTGATCACTTAAAAATTCTATATTAACTTTGTTTGTCATGTTCATTTCTTGAGTCTTTTCCATTTTTTCTACAGACTTATAAAGATCTTCCAATAAAAAATGTTGCTCCTGGTCCACAGGTACTTGTTCAGATTTTTTAAGCAAATCATTTTCAAACAGTTCACGAGATGTCTCCAACGATACTAATCTTGCCGTCAACTCAGTGTATGCGAACACGCCAGCTGCAACGAGTAAAATTAGCGATGCTACCGTTTTCATAGGCATCTGCACAGCAGCAGATTCAGATATGTTTAGTGGTTTATTTGCCATTCTTCTTTTTTTTACCACACTTACAACGTGGCGCAAAAAATAAATTATCTATCCATGCAGTATATTTATCCAGCATCATACAGAATTTTATAATATATTTATCAATCATTTGTTTTAGGTTTAGGTAAAGGTAATACCACATTTTCGTCGTCAGTTAAATACTTTGGTATAACAAGCTTCTTTTTACTAGGTTTTATGAACTTATCTCCCATTAATTGAATGTCTGGGTTTTCTTTTTTATAGTCATCTTTCATATCATCCCACAAACTTTTACCATCGTCGGGTCTAGTATTATCTCGTGCGGGAGTTACACCTCTACATTTAGATACTAACAACCTAAAGTTTTCATTGTGTGCAAGACTAGGATTAGCATTAACTCTACTACACATCTTCATCAACTCTAGTTGTTGTTTAATTTGTACATTTTCTTTTGATGTTTTACAGTCTGTGCCTAGATATTTTCGGTAAGTAAATCTAACATATTGATCTTCATGTGTATTACTATCACT